GACTGACCCTAGTCCTGTCGGCGGTTCTGACGCGGTTCAAGTTACCAACCTTGAAGTAACTCCGATTGAGTCGGACAACGTTCAAGCGGCTTCTTATCAAGGCTTCCTTGGTAACAGCACCCGCGGCACTTTGGTTGCCAACAAGCGCGTGAGCGTGACCTTTGATGTTGAGCTGGCTGGTTCTGGCACTGCTGGCACCGCTCCTGCTTTTGGTCCGCTGCTGAAGTCCTGCGGCCTGAGCGAGACCATTTCTGCTTCCACCTCGGTAACCTACGCCCCGGTGAGCAGCAGCTTCAGTTCCGCCACGATCTACTGCTTCTACGACGGCACCCGCCACAAGATCACCGGCGCACGCGGCACTGTCAGCTTCAACCTAACTGCTGGTCAGTTTGCTGTTGCCAGCTTCCAGTTCATCGGCATCTACAACGCGCCTGACGGCACCGCCCTGTCTGGCTCCTTCACTGTTGCCAACCAGGCTGCTGCCATCGAGGTCAACGACACAAACGTGACTACCGCCACTTTCCATGGCGTGACCAGCTCTCGGATTGAGTCGTTCGACATGGCGCTCAACAACGAGCTGCTCTACAAGGAGACCGCTAGCTCTCAGGAAGTGCTGATCACCAACCGCGCTCCTGGTGGTACGGCTGTGATCGAGGCTCCTGCTGTTGGCACCACTGACTTCTTTGCCAAGGCGGTTGCTTCTGCCACTGGTTCCACCAGCCTCGTGCTGGGCGCCACCGCTGGCAACATCGTCACGCTGAACGCAGCGCAGACAGACATCACCGGTTGCAGCTACGCTGATACTAACGGCGTAATCGCGCTGTCCATGCCGTATTTGGCTCTGCCCACCACGGCTGGCAACAACGAAGCTTCGCTGGTGTTCACCTGATCTCTGTTTATGGCTTTCGTCCTCAAGAAGACTGCCTCCTACAAGTGGGAAGTCAAAGTTGAGATTCCTGTTGATGGGAATCGTTTTGAATCTCAAACGTTCGAGGCGGTTTTCAAGAAAATCAGTCGCTCGGCCTTCAATGCTCTTGTTGATAAGGGCGATGACGCTCTTGTTGATGGGATCCTTGAAGGCTGGGATGGCATTAATGATGAGGCTGGCAAACCAGTTGCTTTCACTGAAAAAAACAAAAAGGAATTGTGTGACGATCCCTACGTCATGAAGGCTTTGATTCAGGCATATGCCGATAGCGTCACTGGGGCGCAGGCAAAAAACTAAAAGCCGCCGCTGAGTACTGGGCGAAAGGCGGCGTTGTAGATGAACGTGAGGCCGACCTGAAGGCTCTTGGCGCAAGCGAGGAGCAGATCGCCGCTGCGCGTCTGCAGGCTGCACAACAGGATTGTGAGATCTGGGAGGAGAACTGGGAGGTTGTGTTGATGTTCATCCGCATGTCGACGCAATGGCACACGAGCATGGCTGGATTGACGGGACTGATCTACCCGAGTTTGGAATGGCTCTGTAAGCTGTATTCAGTCAAGGATCCTGTTGCCATCTTCGAAGGCGTGCAGGTGATGGAAATGGCTGCCCTGGCCGTTCTGAACGCAAAACGATGAGCCAAGTCACTGAGCTGCTACTAAGAATCAGGCAACAGGGTGATCAGCAGCTTGTAAAACTGCAAAACACCTTCAAGTCGCTTGGCCAGCAAACTGCCGCAACAAACGTCAATTTTCGGGAGCTTGCTCAAGAATTAAAAAAAGTACAAGCCGGTTCTGCTCAAAGTATTAATAACCTGAAAGGTTACGCAAGTGCGTGGCGTGAAATTGCAAATAGCGTTGATATTACTTCCGATGAATTCAGGATTGCCAGGCAAGAAGCCAATGCTCTTGACTCTCAATTAAAGGCATTTCAAGGCGTACAGACAACAGTTGCTACAAACTTTAGAAATATTGCAACATCCGCAAATCAGGCTGCAGCAGCCATGCGGACGACTACCGGATTAATCCGTGATCCGTTAACTGGCGCATATAGAGGTATTGCAGGTGTAACCCAATATGGCGCACCGATTGGTCCGGCTGTGCCGCCCAATTATTCAAATCGCATTGCTCAACAACAACGTGAAGCAGATGCTCAGGCAGCACGGGATGCTCGTCGTCGAGCAATTATGGAGCAGCGTGCTGCTTATGCAGGGGAGGTATTAGGTACTCGTGATCCGCGTACTGGAGCATTGATTGCTGGTGGTACAGGGCAGTTTCGTGCTGTAGGTACTCAATACGCTCAACCGATTGGTCCTGCATTGCCTCCTGCCGCAAGAAGGCGATTGGGTCTTGGGCAAATTGCTGGAACCGCTGGAACGATTTCCGCTGCTGGCGTTTTTGGTGGCATTGAAGGTCTATTGGGCGCTGGCATTGGCGCTACATTTGGCGGTCCTTTAGGCGCCGCTACTGGTGGTGCCATTGGCGCACAAGTTGGGATGGCTAGGCAAGCGTTGGGCGGAGCTGCAACATATGCCGCTGAAATCGCCAAGCAACGCCAAGCTCTGCAACTTGTCACCAAAGACACAAACGAATATCGTCGCGCCCTGCAATTTATCGATAAAACAAGTCGTGATTTTGCAATTCCGCAAGAGATTCTTACTCGTCAATTCACGCAATTAACTGCTTCTGTAAAAGGTGCTGGCGGAAATGTTAGAGATGCAGAGACTGCTTTCAAGGGCATTGCATCCGGTATTCGCGGCACCGGTGGTTCACTTGAGCAACTTGATTCTGCGCTAACTGCAACGTCCCAAGTTTTCAGTAAAGGCAAGGTTTCAGCCGAAGAACTTCGTCAGCAAATTGGCGAACGTTTACCTGGTGCCTTTAGTTTGTTTGCTCAGTCAATGGGCAAAACGCCTCAAGAGTTAGACAAAGCTCTTGAAAATGGTCAAGTAAGTTTGCAAGATTTTCAAAAATTTGCGGAAAAACTTTTTGCAGAATACGGGGAAAATGCAAAAATTATTGCCGATGGTCCAGACGCTGCTGGCGACCGTCTTCGTACTTCTCTTTCTCGCTTGAATGAAAGCATTGGCAGTTTGCTTAAGCCAATTGGCGCAGCTTTTCAAAATACGTTTGCGGCTATTGTTGGCGCAATTGATGCGGCGGTTCGAAAGTTAAATGAATTTTTTGGTCTCGGCAGGGGCAGGCAAGGGCAAATTAATGACTTGCAAAAAATTCTCAATGTAACAGATCAAAGAATTCAAGCATTTGAAAAACTTGGAGGAAAAGGCGGCACTGGTCTTGGACCAATTGAAAAAGGTCAATATGACGTTTTAGTCAAACGTCGCACGGAAACTTTTGCACAAGTATCTGCTTTACGTGCTGCTGAAAAAGCAGCGGCAACCGGAACAGGTGAACCACCAAAGGGATTGCCTGGAATTCAACCAGAAGCCCAAACAGACAAGGCTGCGGAAAAAGCAGCAAAATTGCAAGCTCGCCTAGCTGAACAAAGAAATAATATTTATCGCAAAAGCGAACAATTTCTCAAAAAAATACGAGAAACGACTGAGGACGTTTCACTGGAAACTCGGCTACTTGGTGGTAGTGCTTTTGAAGCTTTTGAAAATAATTACACTAAAGCCGTTCGTTCAGCCAATAAAGAAACGGAACAACTGCTTAAGCAAGTTTTTGATCTTGCCAAGGCGTATAAAGAAGCTGGTGGTGATTTAAATGTCACGCCTCTTGTCCAAGCAATTGATGATCTTAATGAGAGTCAAATGAACTTGGCAGCCGGTGATGCTGCACAAAAAATGAGTGATTACTGGCAAGGCTTGTCCGACACATTTATTGGTATTACAGATCAAACCTATGCAATGACTCGCGCTTTTGAATACAACAACAATGCCATTGCTGGTTTGGGCGATGGATTGCGTGGTTACGCCGACAACGTTGGCACCGTTAGGAACGCAATGGCTGAGCTTAGCCTGCGTGGCATCAAAGGCGTTGAGGATTCAATCACTTCACTGCTTGTCAATGGCACGTATAACTTCCGTGAATTTGCCGTTCAAATTCTGGAATACACCACCCGCATGATTATTCAGCAATTTGTGTTGAAAAGCATCATGAGCGCAATTGGCTTTGGTCCAGCCGCTGCATCTTCTCTTGGCTCACCCCTTGCCAATGTTTCTCAGTTCAATGCCAGCGGCGTTGGATTCAATCCTTTGGCATTCACTGGCGGTTTCGGATTTGCCATGGGCGGCGTTATGACCGGCAGCGGTCCGCTCAAGCTTCGCCGTTATGCAGGCGGTGGTATCGCCTCCAGCCCGCAGCTTGCAATGTTTGGCGAAGGAAGTCGCCCCGAAGCTTATGTGCCTCTGCCCGATGGCCGTACCATCCCGGTCACCATGAAGGGTGGCGGCGTCGGTAATGTTGTGGTGAATGTCGATGCCAATGGCAGCAACGTTGAAGGCAATGGTCAGCAGGCCAATGCACTTGGCAAAGCAATCGGCATCGCCGTTCAACAAGAGTTGATCAAGCAGAAACGTCCTGGAGGCTTGCTCGCGTAATGGCCACTTTCAACGACGCTACTGTCGGCACTAGCACAGGCGGCACCACGCCTGATTTCGGTGCATCACGAAAAAGCCAACCTGTTGTTCGTAAGGTGCAGTTTGGCGATGGTTACGAGCAACGTCTGACCTATGGGTTGAATCAAAACCCACGCATTTGGGATCTGACTTGGACAGCCAAGGACAGCACAGATGCTGATGCCATTGAAGCGTTCTTTGATGCACGCGCTGCTGACAATGCCAGTTTTGATTGGACGCCATTGGATGAAGCAACGGCCTACAAGTGGGTTGTGGAAAGTTGGTCGCGTGACCTGCGTTACGCCAATGTGAACACCATCACAGCCACCTTCCGTCAAGTATTTGAACCCTGATGGCGTACTCGGCTTGGGCTAGTTCAACTGCATATGCCATTGGCGCCATCGTACGGGCGTCCACCGTACAAGCTGCCGGTCTCGTCTTCCAATGCACCACGGCTGGTACCAGCTCCAGCACCCAACCCGCGTGGCCAACCGACATTGGTAGCACCATTACCGATAACACGGTTGTCTGGACGGCGATTAGCAGCGTCTACGAGGAGTTGGCTGCACTGGCACCGAGCGCCATCATCGAACTGTTTGAGATGACGCTGGACACAACCCTGCACGGCAGCAGCGACACCTACCGCTGGCACAACGGCTGCAACGCCAACGTCACCGGCAATATCACTTGGAATAGCAATACCTACACCCGCCTGCCCGTTAAGGCCGACGGCTTTGAATACAGCAACACCGGCACGCTGCCGCGCCCCACGCTGACGATCAGCAACTTGGACGGCACCATGACCACGCTGTTGTTGCTGGTCAACGCCACCACACCCGGTAACGACCTTGGTGGCGCCACCGTCAAACGCATCCGCACCCTGAAGAAATACCTTGACGGCGAAACCGCAGCAGATCCCCACGCCAAATTCCCCGACGAAATCTGGTACGTGGATCGGAAAGCAAGCGAAAACCGCGACTCGGTGAGCTTTGAGCTAGCAAGCAAATTCGACCTTGCTGGCGTGATGATTCCCAAGCGTCAAATCATCGCCAATATCTGCCAATGGAAATACCGCAGCACCGAATGCGGCTACACCGGCAGCAATTACTGGGACATCAATGACAACAGCGTTGGCACCTTGGCAGCCGATAAATGCGGCAAACGCCTCAGTTCCTGCAAATTACGTTTTGGTGAAACCGCCGAACTCCCATTCGGCTCATTTCCAGGGGCAGGATTAACGCAATGAACCTGTCTGATTCGATCAAGACGGCTGCACTGGAACACGCCAGAAGCGAATTCCCCAAGGAATCCTGCGGCTTGGTCGCCGTGGTCAAAGGTCGCAAGCGGTATTTTCCCTGCCGCAACATGGCCGAAACGCCAGACGAACATTTCGTGCTGGATCCCGCTGATTACGTTGCCGCCGAGGAACAGGGCGAAATTGTGGCCGTGGTGCATAGCCACCCAAAGACCAACCATGCCCCATCCCAAGCCGACCGCGTTGCCTGCGAAAAATCTGGCCTGCCTTGGCACGTCGTCAACCCGCAGACCGAGCAATGGGGTTATTGCGAACCTGAAGGCTTTGAACTGCCCTATGTGGGGCGCGAGTTCATGTTTGGCGTGGTGGACTGTTACACGCTCTGCCGGGACTGGTACAACCGCGAATTCGGCCTCAACCTGCGCGACTACGACCGCCGCGATCAGTTTTGGCTACGAGGAGAAAATTTATACCTAGACAATTTCGCCAACGAAGGTTTTTACCCGATCCCGCTGGAGGAACTGCAGTACGGCGACGCAATCCTGATGCAACTGCAATCGCCTTTGCCAAACCATGCCGCCGTTTATCTTGGCGACCAACTGATCCTGCACCACATCCAAGGCCGGCTCAGTAGCCGCGACATTTATGGCGGCTATTATCTGAAAAGCACCGCCCGAGTCCTGCGGCATGAAAGTCGTTAAGGTCTACGGCGCACTCCGCAAAAAGCTGGGTCAATGCCGTTTCCAGTTTGAAGCTGATACGCCCGCGCAGGCTTTGAAGGCGTTGTGCGTTAATTTTCCGGGCTTAGAAAAGTGGTTAATTGATAGCGAAAAAGAAGGTGTTGGCTATCGGGTGACAATCGGAAAAGAAAAAGTTACCGAACAGAATGCAATGTTGATTGCCGCTCCATTTAGTGAGCGCGAA